GAGAATGAGATTAAGTTGGCTCAGCTTCTTCTAACATATAAGCCATCGCAGGGAGTTAACGTCTACGATTGGTATTCGGCTGTGACAAAGATTGTTTAGGGCGAAATATTTCGTATTGTGGTATAGGAATGGATTCAAATACAGGCGGTATATTAGGAATTTTTGCCTTTTTAACATCGGGAGCAGGTCTTATTTACGCAGCAGTTAATCACAAACGCATAAGATGTAGATGCTGCGGTAGAGATTTAGATATGTCAGTTGATGTTGACCCAACAGATGTACCCAAAGATAAAAAAGTAATCTTACCCGATCCCTCTTCTGCTGATACGGCACCTGTCGTACTTATGGAAGAGGCTCTGACAAGATCTAACGTAGAACAAGAAGCAGAAGAGGATGAAACGCAAATCCAATATGTAGAGCCCAAACGGAAAAAAAAAACAAGGGTATATCCGGGTTAAACATATATCCAACCATAGACGTATTCTTCGTCACGTGGATGACGTGTTTTAACCAGATAATCTATCCAATACTGACCATAATTACAGTTTCCGTATTTATGGTGTAGTAGGTGATGATTTCCGACCAAGAACGCAAAACGAGGGTCATGTGCCATCATACCACGAATATTGAGTAAAAGAAGAACCAGGGCAAAGTCTAGCGGTGAATAGGTATAGCCTATCGCGGGAAACAGAAAGCCGACACCTTGAAACACGGTTTCAACTGGGTCTGCTAGATAGGTGTCCGCATAATCAGGGACCGAGCGTGTATGATGTAATTTATGATATTTGGACATGAGACGGCTGTGAAGCATAACATGCGATATATAAAACCATATATCGTATGAAAGGATGGAGACCACTAGCCGAATCATCTACTTTTAGGAATTTATTTACTGGCATCTTTAACAGAGGATGTTGTTTGACTCTGCTTTACTCGTTGCGGCCGAAGCGGGAATGGCCCTGTATCCTATCTTAATTAAAACCGTTCCAACAAATCTGACAACTCAGGTTATGGCCCGTGTTCTAACATATTCAATCGTTGGCTTGCTTATAGCACCGTCAGCTCTTATAAATGAGACATGGTTTACAGCAGAGGGTGCCGCCACAACTTTAGCATTCGGAGCCTTGACTCTTTTCCATATTTTTTCATCCTATGTGGCTTTCACTGAGCTTCCAGCAGGTGCTGCCATGTCTATCTTCTATACCTATCCCATTTGGAATATGGGGGTTGCTTCACTTATCCATGGGGAGCAGATTTCTCTCGTCCATTTTCTGCTAGTTCTTGTTGGGTTTGCGGGTGTTGCTTTGATTGCTTGGACACACATGCGGGATGCTACTGAGGAGGAGAAGAAGAAAGACCCGTATGCTTTTAAAGGAATAGCAGCGGCTTTAGGAGCGGCTCTGTCCGAGACTGCCATCTATTTTGCCGTGAAGCGTTTTGGTATAAACTCGGCGTACAAATCCTTGCTTGAACTCCATCCTGGTGCTGTTTTTTTACTAGGAGCATTCCTGCTATTGAATCAGCAGGGTTCGCTGGCTTTAGACAAGAATCCGGAAGTGTGGAAACCGCTTATGATTTTCAATTTACTGGTGGGCGTTGTCGGATTCTTCTGCTGGTCCTATGCGATTCCGCGGGTTTCAACCACTACATTCAGTCTGCTGTCTTTCTTTGGCGTTGTGTCGGCGTTCTTATGGGGTTGGCTGTTCTTGAAAGAAGTTCCATCCGTGGAAGCGTTGGCCGGTGCTGGACTCATTGTTGGAGCGGCGGGGGCTTCGTATGTGATTTAACTACAAATAATTCAAATGTTACCGTAGGGATGCCTGAAATAGATGATTTACTAGCGGGCATAGATGATCCAGCAGATCAATATGTTCATACACCCAATCATAATTATTTTTCCGGCAAAGATGAACAGGCTAAAGATTTTCTTTTAAAAAAGATATGGCCAACAGGCAGAAATAAAAATTTGTACAGTTTCTTTGATTTTGGGAAACGTACCAATGATGATATTATAGAGTCAGTCGTTCCTTTATCCGCTAGTGATGCTGATGTTCTGCTGGATAAACCCACAGTCTTTGATACATTCTTACAGGTAGATAGGTTATTAGATAAAAGGGGTATTGCGGATTCCTATTTTTTACCACCGCTACAACCGCATCTAGAAGGCTGGCTTCTCCAGCAGAATCACTATATAGATACTTTGAACGACCGGCAGAAAGCGGCAATAAACGCATACACATTTCATGGTGACAAGTTTATCAATGGATTCCTGCGTGGACTTTTAAAAGATAATTTGCGGGAATTGGTAGAGGCTTGCGTAAAAAGCAAAAGCATTCCTTTCAAATACGCAATTTACGATAACTATGACACACTCAAATTCAAGCATCGCCTCTATATGCCGGCCAAAGATTCAATGATGAAGGATGGCAAGATTGTGGATACAGTTATAGTGGAAATTGTGGATCATGGAACAAATAAAGATTGGTTTCACGAACTAAAAAACATCAGTTTTTTGATTGTTGGACTTGTTGCGGACTTAACTAAAGTTATCTATAATGCTCCCCGTTTGCGTAAGCCGCTCATTATCTATCGCGGTATTTTATCCGAGCACAATGAACGTCTAACATTCAAGAGTAATGATTATTGGTCAACATCACTGGACCCGTACGCAGCAGTAAAATTCAGTGATCAAGATATTGGAAAACGCTTACAGGGACCGGTGTATGAAATTGTGTTGAGTCCTAAGATACCCTGCTTGTTTTTGGAACGCTTTACACATTTCCAATCTTCCGAGCAGGAAGTTCTGTTACCTCCCGGTATCACGTATACTTTTGGTAAACCGATGTACATCAAAATGCGTGTTGAGAAGAATCCCTATAATGCCACAACTTTTGCTGAATATGTGGAACGAGCAATGACATCTGCTGTAAAATACAGGAGCATAACCATAGCTGGAGTTGCTCGGGAATTTGATACACACGTTCTGAAACTAGCAGATATTGTGCGGGAATGGGCTGATGAAAAAGAACGCAAGGCACGAAGAGAACAACGCTATCTTGATAAATATGCGGGCCCCCACTTATCAAGAGAAAATGGTCGTCTGCCGGTTTTCAAGCAGATCCCTTTTAAAAAAGGAACACGCAAATCACGGTCAAGTCGGAATCGTGCTCTATCTCGGAAGCAGAAAAGGCTGGTGAAGGGTTACCAATCTAGGGATTCTCGGGATAATGTTGAGTTCGTTGAAGAGAAAGAGGAAGAATAAATTTGAATCGGAAGTCTATGAGATCTCGCAGCAAAATGCCCAAGCAATACATTTACGCATCGCCAATGTATCGCGTGGGGAAACTTAATGAGGTATATACGAAGGAAGATCTCAAGACAATGAATGATGACTATACGAGTCTTGTTGCTAACAATGAAATCGGAATTTTCACTAAGTACATCACTGACTGCGTGATTCTGAAAGCAACAGTGGGCGGAAAAGTACTTTCCTTTAGTACTTTACCAGCAGCATGTTCTATTATGCACGATTCAAAGGGGCTCTTGAATAAGGAAGAGCCCGGCCCAATTCCGGAAATCTACATGGAGCAGATTCTTCGGAAGTTAGAAAAGATCTTTCCCGATACTGAGATTATTATTGCGGATGGAAAGATGTACTTGCGTTGGTAAAATAAATTCATACACAAAAAGTAGAATGGCCTTTCAAGCCGCCTTATTTTTTGATAATGATTTGGGCCATTGTCTTAGTTTTGCTCCTTGGTCTAGTACAATTACGCCATTTCATGTTGGTGGTATAGAAGCACATGGTGAATTTCCCATTGTAACATGGCCTGATATGGAAGCATATCGGCAAGGTTTATCCCCAGCGGGTCAGAATTATATGGCATTTCTTACTTTAGCCACTGCTCCTTCTCCGCCTGAAAATCAAGGAGATATGCTTGATTTATCTTCAGGTTTAACATTTGAACAATGTCAATTTATCATTAAATCTTTGGAAAGAAAAACACTCCTTCATGGTGTTCCAGCAAATACTCTTGTAATATTTGATTTTGATAGGACATTGTCACTTTTTGAAGGGTTTATGGATGCTGATTCTCCGCCTGTTCCACCGGGTAGCGGGATTCAGGGTTATCTGACATATTTAATGACAAACTGGCCCATAATTAATGCTGAGGGTAATCCTGTCGTGCTTTCTGCTGATGGCTTTATAGAGTATATATTTGGCGGTTTACAGAGAAAAGAAATAATTCAGGCTTTTATTCACGAAATTGTTTTGCTTGGGCATTCAATTGTTATTTTAACAAATAATAGTGTTGGAATTAATAATCCTGAAATGTTGAAGCAATTCTTTCCTGGTGATGAGGCCGCAATAAATGTAATTTGTAGCAGACCATATAATGGTAATAAACCACTGGCTTTACAGTCAGCCAATCCTATGTTTGGCTCCTTATTTGCGTTCCCTCAGCCTCCTGCAAATCAATTTATTATCACAATGGACCGTGAACCGGAACAGAATACTTTTGTTCGTAGGGATTATTTTAAGCATGTACCTCCCGTAAGTGAAGTAATAAGTCATGATGAGCTTTATCCATTTCCTGCTCTTGGTAACGGTGCTGCTAGCAGAAGGCGTTCAACTCGTAAACGTCTTGCTAGTAATCTACGTAAAAGAAAGCAAAGCCGTCACCGTAAAAATTGAGTCTGCTTTTCCTGCTTACTTAGGTAAAATGACCGAGAAGGAAGGATATGTGTACTGTATGACGAATGAACATATGCCCGGCTTTGTGAAAGTCGGATATACGGACAGGACGCCGGAAGAGCGTTTAGCAGAAGCCAATGGGGATACTTGGTCTATTCCTTGCTGGAAGTGTGAAACCTCTGTTAAGGTTAAGTCGCCCCGTGATGCTGAGAAAGCGATTCATCTTCTCCTAGGAAATGATGGGGGACGCGTTTCGTCAAGGCGGGAATTCTTTACTTGCTCGGTTGACTATGTGAAGATGGTATTTGCTATCCTACGAACCCAAAATCCGGAACCCACGGTTGCTGCGACTGCTACTGAACTGAAGCGGTCAGTTTCCTTTTCAGAAACCCCTTCATCTTCACCTTCAGCATCACCCGTGGTAGGAGGCGGAACAGGCATTCGGGAAAGCAAGAAGATTTTCCGCGACGGGCAACTGCTAAAGCATACGTACAAGGGAAATGAAGCCATCGCCATCTATAAGAAAGAAGATGATGTGTTCATTTGGCATGGGACAGAATATGCGTCACTTTCACGATTAAACTCCGCCCATAAACAGGCAGTAAATCCGGAACTTAAGTCTGCTGGAAATGCGTGGGATGAATGGATGTGTATGGATACGGCAGGGAACTATGTGCCAGTGAAGAATTTACCCGAACTATAAGCCCCTTTAGACAGGTACCACTAATGGAGGAGAAGGAGGTGAAATAAACGGTGTCTCCCGCTTCGCAATATCCATCGCTTCACGAACAGTCTCCAGAGTGGGTTCAGTAATATTACGCTGCTTGAGGATTGAAGTTACACGCATCTTCAATTTAGCCAACTGGAATTCATTCATTTTTGGATTTTCATTTTTCATGATCATAGCCACTTTTTCTAGTAGAACATTGTATGAGGTTTCGGGGTCGGGCTGGACCCAATTATCACCATCAACCAGGTCAAAAAGATTGTCAACTGTATCTGCGGGAATCTTGAAAAAATCGCGGTCAGGATTTGGCCGTTCACCGAATTTACTCAAGAGTTTGTGGAGGGAGACCAACTTGGTCTCTAAGGCCGTAACAGCTTTGGCTGACTCAACCTTAAAAGGAAAAAGGAGACCATCTGAATATAACTCAGCGGCTCTGTCTGTGGGTGTCTTCGGTGACGCACTTATAAAAGCATACTCTGGATAAAGCGGGTTAGATAGTACAAATATGTATCCCGTTGACATCTTTGATTTCACTGAAGAAAAGAGTTTACTTGTGCTTCCGCGTTTTGCGTTGTTTACGGTTGCGGCGTCTTGACTTTAGATTACGGCGACGAGCAAAGGGGTTTTGATTTTTACCTGCGTTGGCACCACCTCCTGCTGCGGCACTCGGGAGTGACTCAATCTTCTTTTCAACCAGTTTGTCAAATTCCGCAAGAATTTCTTCCTTCTTTCTTGTAAAGTTTTCGGGGCTAGCACCGGGATTAATCATTGCTTCATCAACCACACGTCTAATTACTAGCAATGCTGTGGTGTAAGCATTTGCTTCACTGGCAAATTTAGAAACATCGGGTGTGGCTATATCCGCTCCAATAATTTCTACTTGGTCAAGGTTAACAATAACTGGCTCTTTGAATTGCGTAATTCCAATTAGAAATCCCTTGACAAGTGCATTAACACTCTGAACTCTTGCTTCACTGATAGGTCTCTGCCAGAATGAATTAGATGCCTTGGGTCCAATAGTTGTGCGCAACCAATCATAAAACTCATTGTGAATAAGAGAAACTAGCATCTGTGATTTATCGGCCAGTTTCTTTTCTAATGCCTTCTTTACAATTTCAAGTATATCAGCCGGTGGAGGTTCACCGCCAATTGCGTCCTTAATTTGTCTTAAAAGGCCAATAATAGTATCGGCGGCACTCATCCCTACTATCCGCGCAGAAAATCTCCCTACTTAGTAATGTGGTTCAAGACCAGAAAAAACCGCCGATCAACAAGGCGTAAGCAACGAGGAGGGGCTCTATCTACATACGGTTTGACGGTTCGTTTTCATGAAGGCCGCGTAAATGTGAACGCAAATACAAGTAAAGAAGTTAATTTAAGCAAAGTCCAGCAGGAACCCATCGTATCGTGGTCAAAGCAACTCGGGAAAGTAACATTTATCTGCTGGGACCCTGATGCTCCATCACCTCAAAATCCTTCTGGTTATTTACACTGGTTTGCCTGTGATCAAGATGGGACAACACCAACAGCAGCTGCTTGGACTTGGACTCCTCCGAAGCCGCCGCACGGATTCTTGCATCATTACATCTTTGGAATCTATAAGCAGATGGATGGACATATGGTCCAAATTCCGAAGGAGCGAACACCTTTCAGCATTGACAATTTTGTAGAAGAGAATAAATTAACGCTTCTAGAAAAAGTGGGATTTCGTACGCAGGAAAAATCATGGTTTGGCTAATTACTTCTGCTTTGCCCATAACTTGCCGATTTCCTTCGCCACCTGCGCAGCACCACCAGGGTGATTCTTCGCAACCCGGGAATAGTTAGCCTTGAAGAACGCCATATAGGGATTCAGAAGACGACGCTTACCCGCCTTCCTTGTCGCTGGTACAGCCTTCGCCTTCGCCTTCTTCCCCTTACGCGTCTTGCCCTTGTAGGAAGCCTTCTGTGCGTCCGTCAATCCACGCCACATCGCACCGATTTCCTTGGCGACTCCGCCAATATCCGCCTTGCGACTGGGGTCGGCCTTGACAATCTTGGCCCGCTGCTCCTGTGAAAATACCATGTACGGATTCATTCCTACATTGAACGCAGGTTTTCTTATGCGTAAATTTGAGGCTGTGATTTTTAGTCACAAAAAGCAGGATGAGCGTCTATATTCTTAAACTCAAACATGGGAAGTTCTGGGTGGGTTTTACTTCAGACCCCATCCGCAAAGTTCGGCAATTTAATGTGATTAGTGAATGGACTATCCAATATGGAATTGAAAGTATATATACGGTGATTCCTGCTCGGATTTATCAGTTAGACCATGAAGTGAAAGATCTCATGGTCCAAATGGGAATTGATAATGTACGTGGGGGTACTTGGTCTGAGAATCATTTGCCAGACGCCGTAAAGCGGAGTTTACAGATGGAACTTTTCGGCGAACAGGATTTCTGTTCCATGTGCGGTAAAGCAGGTCATTATATGCAGGATTGCTCGGATGATTCGGGGGACTCAGTTTCTGAGTTCTTTGGACCAACAAATGAACCTTCACCTGCTCTTCGTCCAGCAAATCCAATTCCTTATTCTATGACAGCAACATATTCTCGGTCTCTAGCAGTATCTCCTTTGCCGCCTCTTAATAGAATTTCTTGATCACATATAGAATGAAAACAATTACAGACTCAAATTCCGTTGGTGATATTTTATATATTTTTGTTGCTGCTCTCGTTGTGGATTTTTTGACTGTTCTTATAACCAAATATCCGGGGCCCGCACCTTTCTTCAAAGTAAAAGCGTTGGATGATTGGTACACCAAATTCGGTGCCATGGCGATTGCGGCGGATGTATTAAGTGTTATGATTGGCGTTGTCGCCGCACGGTATATATTCACCGCTTTTGGTTTCAATCCTAGCAGCATTTTATTGTTTGTAGCTGTCTTACTCATATTCCAACTCTGCCACGATGCCTTCTTCTTTCTAGCAGTAATTACCCCTTTAAAGCGTGGGGAAAATGCGATGATTGATGTATTCAAGAACTATGCTACTGAAAATGGGGGCAAAATTTTGGCAGCGGATGCCCTTTTAGTTTTAGGAACTGCGGCTGGTGCGACGGTTCTTAAAAATCTGCCCTTTCATGTTACCGCTTCAGTAGGTCTAGTTACTGCTTATGCCTTATGCTTTGTGACTTACACGAAGGCAGCGACTACCACTTAGTTTTCTCTTTCCACCACATAAATCTTATGGGGATTCTTGAGTCGGGTCGGCTGAATATAATCGCCCTCAAAGTATTCACCTGCTAGCAGGTCGAACACTTCACGAACACGTTCTTTTGAAACGCGGAAGAATTCGCGGTCATCATTTACGCGTTCATGGTAGATTCCTAGTAACTTATGCGTAGCTAGTTCCTTTTCCTTCGGATTTGCGATTAATTTAGCAAATTCCACCTTGAAAGGTAAAGGCACACCAGTCGTATATAATTCACGAGCACGAACATCGGGCGTATCAGTTGTAAATCCAACCTTTAATAGACCAGGCATAGCCGGGTTGGACATACAATACACGTATCCATCCATTTAATTATCTGCGGTTTTTTCTTGTTTTGCGGGAACGCAACTTCTGTATTTTTCCTAGCACCATATTCTTGCGATTCCGAGATACTGATTTCCAATTCTTATTATTATTTCTATCTGAAAAAGGATTATATACATCTTGACCCGCTGCTTTTTTAGTAGTATACTCTTCAATATATTGTTTGACAAAATTTCCTCCTTTTTGTTTATCAACTTCCGCAATATATCTGAAAACATGGAGTGGGACGGTAGGTACTTGTATTGTGAAATCATCGCTGATTGTATCCTCATAGAATTTAGCATTATGTGTTATATTACGATTAAGAGGTGGAATTTCATTTAAAATAACAAGAAAATTGTCATTATAAAGAACTTGTATTTTTGGTTGAAGTATAGCATCATTATTATTCGGAAAATTAACAGAACTAAAATCGTGCGTTAAAAAAGTATAGGCATCAACAGGAGATAACTCTACTGCTTGATTGTTACCTCCAGCAGTAGGGACTGTGATTCTGAATAAATATTCAGGCATTGGTCCATTGTTCGCCATCCCTATTTCTAGCAAATAAATTGTGATAAAGTAGAAATGTGGCTGCGTTTGGCGACCCTGCTGGCTACTGCTAGTTTAACGGCAGCTCAATATTGTTCGGATATTAGAACATTAGGATATACTGCTGATTCATGCGCTACGACACAAGGTGTTCCTGGTTGCGACTATATCCAGCAGAATATTCCATATATTTGTGAAAATGTGACTTTAGGATACGTCGTAGTAAATGGACCCTCATGTGGTGTCGTAGGCTCAGGCTACGGTTGTGCTCTATATCTTAATACAAATTTCAATACAACGAACAAGTTTTGCTGCGACATATCGCAACCGTATGTTATACCTGTGCCATCGGTTTCTTCTTCACCCACACCATCAGTAACACCAACTATTTCTTTGACACCTTCAGCATCAGTTACACCCACAATTTCAGAGACGCCATCAACATCAGTAACAGCAACACCTTCACAAACTCCTACGATTTCTATCACAGGAACGCCGAGTCCTTCACAAACGCCTTCACAAACACCTTCACAAACGCCTACACCTACACAAACACCTTCGCCTACACCAACACAAACACCATCACAAACGCCCACACCTACGACATCGCCGATGCGTGATCCTTGGCTGTATGATTCCGCGTATGATTTTATCGGGGTTCAAGGAAACCATGGATGGACATATACTTATTATACCGGAAGTCAAATGGGTTATGTAACCCCAAATCTTTATGACCAATATACTAATTACAAATGGATGTATAGTTCCTCATGTGCTGGATGGATTTCAGCAACAAATATTATGCCAAATGATGCTTTATCGTGTAATTCACCAAATTGCGGTCCTATTCAACCAGCCATAAAATGGACTAATACTAATACAAGTCATTATATGCTTCTTACTGTAACTGTCCAGCATTGGGAAGAAGGAGGTCAAGGAGACTATATTCATATGTTTTTGAATGGACAGCAGGTGTATGATACGATTGTTACATATGCTATGGGCGTTGTCACTTATCAGACATATGGATATATTAACACGTTTGAATTACAAGTCCAGCCGTGGCAAGGATGCGACTATTCAAGCATGAATTATCATATTGTAGTATACCCTGTGCCCTTGTCGCCATCTTTGACTTCAACTGCTTCAATAACATCTACTCCTTCAGCAACTTCGTCTGCTTCTCAAACAGCCATTTCCTCAGTATCTGCTTTGCCGAGTTTATCCGCTTCTCGGACAGGAGCTCCTTCACTGACCGCGTCGGGATCAATGTCAGCAACTTCATCGGGAAGTATAACTGCTTCTATTTCTAGAACGGCAGCCGCAACCTATACTAGCAATCCAACACCCACTAGCAGTCAGTCTCCTTTACCATCAATATCTGCGTCTGTTTCTTGGTCGGCCAACCCGTCTTTTTCGGGGTCATCATCAGAGACGGGCATGCCATCCTTTTCAGCTTCAGTATCTTCGTCGCCCAGTCCAACTGGTTCGGCGTCGCCTTCTGCTACTGCTTCGTGGTCCACTGTTGCGACAATTTCTGCCACATCAACAACATCTGTTTCGGCCAGTGTTACGCCCTCTCCATCACCTAATTGGCTCAAACCGCCGCCTATTCCGATGAATTTAACGAATATTTCATCGGCGGATGCGGTAGGATATATGAATCTGCTGGCCCCCTATAGTGCGTCTGTTATCCAAGGTAGTTTAAATGCGTTAGCAAATGTTTTGTTAGCGGCATCCACAAATGGCTCAGTGGAGATCGCAACAGATACATTTAAAATGACACTGGCTTCGCTTCCAGCAAATGAAAACGCAACAGCGACGTTATCACAGGGTTCAACATCTGTCGCTCTGCCGCCTCTTAAAGATTTGGTTCCTGGTGCGGCTTCGGCGTCAATGATTACATGGACAAGTAATCCATTTGTTTCTGCTGTCCCTGATCAAGCCCCCGACGCTCCCATCTTATCACTCAGTATTCTGGGTAAGGATGGCTTGGCTCTAGCAGTGTCAAACTTGAGTAAACCTATCACAATGTCATGGTATCAGAAGATTGCGGCGGATGACCCGCGTTTACAAGTGGCACCCTCCTATGTTGTGCGTTGCGACACCGCTCAAGTCTTTTTGACAACGGGTAATCAAATGACTTTGTTTCATGGTGGCAATCATACGCGTTCGGATTTATGGACAGTTCCCTGCTTGATGAACTCAACTAACTATATCCAATGTACATCATTTCAACCCTATACATATGTACCCTATCAGTGTCCCACAGCTAAATTCGAGCACAGTTGTATTTACTGGTCGCCCTCCAAACAAATCTGGACGGATGATGGCTGTGTTCCTGCTTTCGCCAATTTGACCTATGCTTCCTGCGAATGTACGCACATGACGGATTTCAGTAGCCGCGTTGGCGCAGCGGTTTCTAGCAATAAGGCTCTCTTTGAGAATGCGGGACATGTCTATTCTGCTGCTGGCCTCAAGCAATATGCTGAGTGGTTTGGTCTCTTTGGAGGCATTGCTGCTGTAACCTTATTAATTGGCGGTATCATAACCTACGTGGATTTAGCATCCACGCGGCGTTATATCCATTCCCTTTTACGAAACAAGTATCTGCTGGAATTCTTGGACCGTCGTCCCTCATCACCAATGTATATTTACGATGACCGCAGTTCTCATGACCGTTATCATAAGCAGAAGAAGGAAGTTCCGCCGGCGAAAACAATTAGTTTATCACAGCGAATCTGGCAGCAGCATCCTTCACTTCAGTTTATTTTTCGCTATGATCCGCGTTTATCCCGTTTGTTTCGGCTCCTATTCTTATTTATTGTCCAGTTTCATTCACTTTTTATAACAGCATTGTTGTATGCTTTCACATATGGCGTAGAGGATGGCAAGGCAACAATGACTATAACAGATACTATCGCACTGTCCCTTATAACAATGTCATTGACGATTCCTGTGGTCCATTATTTTCTTAAAGCACTAAATATGGTTGGCACTAAGGAATTTGAGTATCAATTCCCCGTTTTATACGAGGAGTACATGCGTCGTGCTAACTTTGAAAAAATAGCACTTGTATACTTTCATAAAAAGGATGGTCTTGTGCTAGATCCTGATTTCTTAGCAATGCGGGGTATTGATGATTTGATGGAAATGCCCTTGAAGCAGTTGATGAAAGAGATGGCAAATGTGATTTCAAAGCCGTGGAATATGTTGAATTTCCCGATGGCTTGCTGGCGTATATGGCCCGCACATACATCAATAGGAGGGTTATTTTTACTTTTCTGCTTTGGCTATTTTGGTTTTATCTTGAACTATTTGATTTTGTTTGCTGCTAGTCATGAAACTTCTGTTGGCAAACAGGTTATGACGAGTTGGGGGATATCTCAACTTTCTAGCATTATCCTCATTCAACCATTGACAATTGTTTTCACTATGGGCTTCTACTGGTTTCTGAATCGCTTTTCTGCGTATATTCCGACTGCTGTGCGTAATAACATCTTGGTGCCGGCGGTTCGGTCAATTCCCTCAATCTTTTATTTTACGAATCCCTGGTCATCACTGTCACATTCGCCACTGACTGCCCAGTTTGCGTATACGCTTTTTACCCGCTGCTCGGCCTATGCTTCACACGCGGAAGAGTTGGCGTATGCTCCGATCGCGGCTATAACTACTGCTGTTGGAACAGTAGCAGATATAACTGTGGATGCCGCACCGGGTGAAGAGAATACAGTTAAGGGCTTATATGAAAAATATTGGCGGACATTTGCTGAGATGAATCGGTAAAATATTGGCTAAGGTAGATGAGTGAACGGCAGAAAAAATACGATGAAGAACAAGAACGGATACTTGAAGCAAGACAAAAAATAACTGCAGCAGCAGTAGCCGCTGTTAAGGAGGCAGTTCCGCATCCTGAATTTTATAGAATCTGGCACGATGCTTCTATGCCTACTCAAAATGATGGTGATATAGATGCCGCAGTTCAACGTGCTCTCGATATGGATACAGAAATACGGGAAAAAATATTAACTCCTGCGGAATTACTTAATGAAGCAAGAACAAGATCCTTTGGGGAATTAGGTGAAACACAGAGAATTATTATTCCTGAGCGTAATCAGTTATATGATAAGTTACATACACAATTTGCTGCGGATTTTATGGATGATGATGTTGGACGCACAGCACCTGGCGCAGCAAAGACTGCTGCTTTTAGAGCAAGAAATTTTGAGGAGGCGATATTCATCTACCAATGTATTATCCTACAGGCACGTCTTGCGGATAAGCCGACTGATGCTCTTAAGCAGGAACTTGCTTCCGTAGTACAAGAATTAGCAGCCGTTCGGGAGACTCTACCCAAATATGTATCACCGCCCCCTCGTGATTGGAATAAATTTTCTGCTGTAAGTAATTTGTTAAGTTTTTATGATTTGAGTGCTGAGGCAAAAAGAGAATTACGTAAAAGATTAGAGCCATTTCCTATAGAAGAAATTCAAAAGAGGACTGCTGTATTCCAAGCAAAAAATGCTGCTGCGGCGGCTGCTTTATTAGCAAAACAGAAGTCTAGTGGCTTTTTTGGGAAATTGTTTGGCGGCCGCAGATCACGGAAGTCACGGACGAGAAAGCAGCGTAAAAATTGACTTCACTGCTAATCAAAATTGTAGTAGTAAGATGTCCGATGATGAGGATGCTTTGCTACGAGGGCCTTTACCTAGGAATATGGTAGAACGAAAGCGTGTTGTTGCTGTTAGAGCTGCTGAAGATGCGGCAAAAGAAAACTGTACAGAGAAGACCATCCATGATCTTATCTATACAATTGGACTATCCAATTCTCTCAAGAAGGAATTTCCTATGAGTTACAAGATTCTAGCAAAACTATTTGCGGAAAAGTATCCGGTAGATGAAACTCAGCCGGATAAAGTCAAGGGAATAACGGATTTTGTGATTCGACGAAATCCAATTTCAATTTACTTTGATAATCTTGGTGAGACACATAGAGATCGCTTTGAAGTTCATACACTGAAGGGCGTAGTGGAAGATAGTATCTCTTGGTTATCCTGTTTTGAAGGGCCTGCTACACAAAAGGCAAAACTAATTTCTGCTATGAAGTTGGCTGTACATTCTCATCCAGTGGATTTAGAAAAGGGGAAGGAATCGTGGGGTCTAGCAAATAAGTTTATTGAAGAATATGATACTCCAACACTATTCACAAAAAATCAATTTCATCAATGGATTTTCCGTGAAGAAGATGCGTCTTTTAAGGAAGCTTGGATTTTGTATTATGAAGGAAAAACAATGCCACCATGCTATAAATGTAGACCCGAACTTAAGAACCGAACAGATGCGGATGGCTGGTCGTATGTTTAACTGAATCCAATTGCTGTTTTTCCTTTCAAATATCTCAAGTACTCCGCATGAGACTTGAATTTAGTGAATGTTGTGTTAGTCTGAACTTTTTGGTCTTGAAACTGAATGATATTTTTAGCGGCTGCTAAAGCAGTTGTATCAGAGCCTGTTGCTTTTGTTACGGATGCTGTGATGGGAGCACCGGATGCTGTAACAGGGGATGCTATAACAGATACCGCAGTAACCGTAGTTGCTGAAGCCACACTATTTTTAGTGCCTGTTGACACAACTGAGAATGTGTATTTCTTGCCCGATGTTAAACCTGTTAAAACTACTTGAACAGTTGACGCTGAGGTAACTGTTAATGTTTTGGTAGCACCGCCATTTGACGAGGTTGCGGTTACAATGTAACCTGTTAAGCCGCTACCGACCGACTTGGGTGCGGTCCATGTAACTTTCGCAGTTGTTAAACTAGTCATAATACCGGTAATATTTGTTGGAGGACCGGGAGCAGTTGCCATTCTCTTCTATGCTAATATTTTATCTTATTGAAATAGGGCATGCCTAGTTTAGATAATCTTAGATCACATAAGAATACGCCAACTAATTTTACACCTTCAAAAGCCTACTGGCTTTCAGGTCATGGAGGCGAAGTCAGTGATGGTTCTACATTTACAGTTCCTCCCGGTTGTGTAATTGTAGTAAAGGTTTCCCCCGGAAAATTTAGTTATCTTGGTAATGTTTATGCTGGAAAAATATCAAGTATGGATAAAAATAAATTAAAAGATCCTTTAAGAAATACCAATTATCTTATTCAAAATTTTGGCTCTATTGCTATTTTCAAACCGGGTGACGTATGTCCTCTTTTTTATTACCTTTTATTATCATGTATGCCTTCTGACAGTGTGGGGCAATGGTCGAGGGGTTGTAGTGATTTAGGTTCCGGTGTTATAGATATTGATAATATTACATCATCTGCTTCTAATATACCAATAAATCCAATAATTGATATAAATATAGATAAATATACAGCAAATTTATTTGAAAAAAGTGAATATCCGACTAAAAAAAAAATACAAAGTGAAATTGCTAAATTACCATCTGAATTTTCTTTATTCAAATCTCCTCTTCAAAAATTTAGAAATCTTATTAATAAATTAAGTTCAGTATTAATAATAGACCAAAAAACTATATGTGAAACTTTGGGTAAAGGTGTTTATTATAATTTTATTTGTCGTTATAGAGGTCAAGCAACCTTAAATTTAGAGGGAAATTTATTATACAATTCAGAAGGTAATTGGCATAGTTCTGTAAAAGGCGTAGAAGAATTAGGTAGTACACAAGCAAATACTTTTCGTTTAATAAGAAATAGAATAGCAGAAGCGGAAGTAAAACGAAAAGGTCTTCTGCACAAATATTACACTTCACCCGAATATTATCCTTACCGTCCACATGTTACATCTTCATATATTCAAAATCCCAAAAAAATAATATTCGATATTTTAACTGGTATTAAGGGTACCAGAAAAATAATAAATGATAAACTTCATGAAATCCGACGAAATAAGAAACTTAATGCAAAAACTACTAGAAATCAAGAAGCACCTATCAATTGGTTAAGAAATAGACAAACACAAAAGAATACTTCACAAAATATTTTAAATTTTGATGCAAAGGATTGGACGTTATTCAATGAGATACTGATTTCTCCAATAGAGAAAGTGCTTAAAATGATAAAACAAATTAATAATTCTAATTTTAATGAAAGTCTAGCAAGAAAATCTCATTACAAAGATATTTCTTCAAAAAATGCTATTATAAATTTTAATAATCCAGATAGTGATTATAGTGAAGAAAAAGGTGCAACACCTCTTTGGTTAGCAGTAAAATATAATAAGAGTGAACTAATTAAACCTTTAATACAAGCAGGTGCTAATACTGATGTTGTTGTTGGTGGAAAGAAACTACTTGATATAGCAAAAGCACCTGCTGCTTCTCTTCTGCGTAAATATAGTAAAAAGACTTCTGCTGAAATAAATTTGTTAAATAAACAGGATGCGGCTACTGAAAAAGAAGAAAAAATATCACAATTATTAAGTTATTATGCTATTTCCGACGATCAAAAAAAAGCACTAAGCATTAAACTAGGTTTGTTTACAATTGAACAAATAAAAAATAATTTGTTAAAAAAACAGGCTGAGGCTACAACTGCTACAGCTGCGGCAGCTGCGGCAGAGGAAGAGGAGGACGAGGAGGACAAGGCGGCTGTTGAAAAACAAGAAAAAATATCACAATTATTAAGTTATTATGATATTTCGGCCGCTCAAAAAGATGCTTTACGCATTAAACTAGGTTCGTTTACAATTGAACAAATAAAGGCAAAATTACAGTTATTCTTAGATAAGAATGCTCAGAAAAACGCATAAAAATTGATTTCCCATTTTTCACAGAAGTAGGCCAGAATGGAAACACTAGAGTTTAATTCAAAGTCAGAATCCTATTCTGAATTAAGCAATTTTCACTGGTCGCCCTTCACTTTAGAGGAGAAGGTATGGCCCACCGTTGAACATTATTTCCAAGCACAGAAGTTTCCAGCAGATCCTGCTCTTCAAGAAAAGGTTAGGAACGCAAAGACAGCACTTGGAGCCAAACGCCTCGGTAGATCAAAGACCCCTGCTTTCCGTCCGGACTGGGATACCATCAAAGATGAGGTGATGGAAAAGGGTATTAAGGCAAAGTTCCGGCAGAATCTATTGCTATCTACTCTTCTTGCGGGAACAGGCTCGGCTTGGCTAATTGAAAAGTCACGGTCGGATTCTTACTGGGGGTCCGGTCCTAATGGCTGCGGCTTAAATAAGACAGGTAAGATTCTGATGCGTGTTAGAGGAGAACTTTCGCAGCCAAGTACTGCCTAAATTCAGTATCCAACCATTCTGCCACAGAGAAAGACGCATGAATACCCGACAACGGCTGAATATAACAGACATTTTTAATGTCATACCCGTTTTTCCGAGCAATAGACACACGAGCCAACCCTTCTATCCAGCGGTCCAAACGTTGTGTCTCTGCTCGTGAATCACCCTCTACAAACATATACATCGTGTCTCCAGCAATGAGATCCACTTCACAGGTCAAGTCAAGTTGCGGGTCCTTAAGAACAACTCTGGCTTCTATGCCCTGCGTATTCAGCAGATGAATATCCTCCAAGACATTAGCCGCCGCTTTCTTCAAGAAAGGAGCAATTTCCGCTAATTCAGCCGGCTCCGGAACTTTGTAGAGTGGAGCATTGCGGCCCAACCTTGATGAATAGATACAGGCCAAACGATATAAATCATAGATAACGTCCGTTGACGCCAAAGCACGATTAGTAACCCGTCGCCAACTTGTGATTAAATCATTCCGCATAATCATGGGCGGTGAACCCTTTGCTGGTCCTAGCAGAAACTCCTCCAAATCCGATTCTACATGCCTCAAGTTATAAATCGTTGACCGAATCTTATGGAGAATCTGCATCACAGGAATCATTTCTTCATTTGTCCATTGGCGACCCGGTGATAGTTCCATGATTTTCTGCTGGAGAACGGGGAATTCAAAAACGGGGGGTGCTTCTGCTCCTACACCTAGCCGCGGGGGAAACAAGGCCTCAAAGCATTTTTGTATCAACTCTTGCTCTTTCTCAAATGTGGGTAAATCCTCCTTAAGGATACGAATTCGGAACAGGGCTAAGCGGACCTTGTCGTCCCATTCACCCGCCGATTCGGGAAATCGCAGGCCAATTTCCCTCAAAATATAATATCGTACTAAAGCCGCAAAATCATTCACTGAATCTAAGCGAAAAACCCAATCAGGGATGGTATATTGCTCTCCAGCAGGATAATACGATTTATACTGAATACCGTCACCGGCTTTGCTCAAAAGCAGCGGAGGTAAGCATAGAGGATTCAGTTTCAGCCGTCGGAAATCCTCGCCCGTCCACGACATGAAGAAACTCTCAATGTCGCTCCGCTCTACGGCCACCTCTTCCTCAATGCTGGAATGCGGTACCACGGAATGCCAACGCAAGAGGGGTCGGTGAATTTCACGCAAGAAACGGCACATATTTTTTTCGCCCTTAGAATATGTCATTGTTAGAACAGACCGGGCTCGTGTAACAGCAACGTAGAAGAGTCGCCGCTCTTCGTCAATACCCTCCTCGTGTTTCATCTGCGGGAAGGTTGCGTCATGGAGTTTCACAATATAGACTACATCCCATTCCAATCCTTTAGCCGCATGAAATGTACTCAAGACGACATCTGCTTGTCTCTTGCGTTTATTGACTTTTTCCTCGGTTATTAAACGGCAGGTGATTTTGTGCTGAACAAAAGCCTCTTCAAACTGGAAGAGAACATTATTATATTTGCTTAAGATTGCGATTGTGGTTTGCTTTTCTCCTAAGGATGTTAATGCTATACGATTTTCAATATCGCGTACGATCCACGCCACTTCACCCGCGAAACGGTGAAAATAGCGAACTTCCGGCTTTATCTCTTGAAGACCCATCGGCACGGATGTCATGCGTTCTTTGTGGGATAGGGTGGGGATTTTCCGCATTAGGGAATTTGCTACTGCAACAATACTTTCGCTGCTTCGATAATTATACGTCAACTGAAAATCTTGAATTGTCTTGATTTCCTCATGCATGTTCAAGATATAATCAACACGCGAACCACGCCATGCGTAGATATTCTGGGCGTCATCACCCACAAT